AAGAAGTTGATAAGCGACATTCTAAAAGCGAAGGAAGCCTTCCATCTTTCTGACAAAGAAGTAGAAACAGCTATTGACAACATCCTCGACAACATCTCAAAGTTAATGATGAAGATGAAAAAATGAACCCAATAACATCCCTCAGAAATGAGGGATGTCTAAAACACTAAGATATGGAAAACGGATTAGAACTTTTAAATGAATACAAGTCGCTTGCAGGCCTCACTGACGCAAAAAGCGAGCAGAGAAAGAGCGAGATCCTGCGCTTTGCACAAGAGCATCATGACGAGTTCCCGCATGAAGAGCTTGTCGCTGCTTTTAAGGACTGGGTCGACGACACTGCAAAAAAGGCAGACGCTGTGAGAACCCGCGTCCTGAGAGAGGAGATGAGCGACGAGATGTACAAGCTCCTCCCCATGAAGTATATTGCCAACCATTATTTCCAAAAAAGCGTCTCTTGGCTCTCGCAGCGCCTCAATGGCACGAAAGTCCGTGGCAAGTCCTATACCCTCGACGATGAGCAAAAGGTTATCTTCAACCATGCCATGGACGACCTCTCTAAGAAATTCGGCTCGTTCCGTCTTGTCTGATTTAGATTAGGCAGACAGTTCTTTAATTATTACACCGATCCCCGGCACTGAGCCGTGCCGGGGATCTTTTAGTTTGATTGGCATGTATATCAGCTAACGGGTGTAAGTCCCTATCCCGCCGTACTGTATGTTCCCGATAGTCAGCGGAAACCATTGTCCTTTTGTAATCGTTATCGTATCCATATATCTTTATTCTGTTGCTGTTTTGTGATGTTCGTAAGTATATTTTTATAATATCCATATATTGTTCCCGGAATGCCGTCCCGTGCCACGCCTTTCCAAGGCGGGAAAAACGGTGCATCTCAATCATTCATGTAGTGCATTACCCAGTGCTTGCCGTCGCTCATAAGAATATTGAGCTGGCCGAGGCAGTCACTGTCAATTGAGGTTTCCCCCCGGATCTTCCGGCCCAGATACATGCACGCTGCCGTATTCCCCGACGTCGGGTTCGGCGTACCCTTGAAGATGATCCTCGCGCCCATCTGCCAGATAAACAGGATGCGCCCCGCGTTCTTGACAAGGCCGAGGTCGTCATGCTCCGCAGGGTCGCCGAGGTCGAAGGTTATCTCTGACGAGTTCCAGAAGTACAGCTCCGAAGGGTGATTATACTGCGAGTATCCGTGAAATTGCATATACGCCTCATCAATATCTTTGAGCCTCCTGTAATGGGCAAAATCAATATCCGTCAAAGTGACCGGAGTCATTCTCATGCCTCCGGCATTTAAAAACTCCGCGTCAATATGCTTGACATACATGAAGTTCTTGGACAGGAAGGCAAACATGTTACGGTCTTCACCATGCCACCGTCCGGCCCACTGACCTAACATGAGATACGGGCCGGCGCATATATTCCTGGCTATCGTCTCGTTTTCCCAAGCGCCCTTGATGTCAGCGTATGCCTTTCCCGTGGCATCCGTAACACCGAGCTTGACAACATCGTCGCCGCCTTGCGTGATGCGCAGCACACCGCCCGGCTCATTGCCCGGCGTGTCGATGATCAGCTTGTTCGTCGTTCCCGTTGTCAGCTGACCGCCTGTTATCTTCGTCACGCTCTTTCCGTCGGCTGATGTTGACGTGATGGCAGAGCCGGTGATGGTGGTGCCGGTGATGGTGGTACCGGTGATGGAGCCGCCGCTGATGTACGCACCGTAGATTCTGGCCGCGGTCACGGTTCCTGTGAACTCGCCTCCTGACGCATACACCTTACCCCTGAACGAGGCATTGCCGCTGCCTACGATATTTCCGTCCCTGTCAATCGAGAAAGTCTGATCCCCGCTGTTGTTCCGCACCATGAAGTTGTCCACCGTGGCTATTATTTTCTTGTTGTAGATGTCAACACCCGTGGCCAGCTGCCCCAGTTCCTTCTTCCTCTCCGCCGAGGCCTCAGCCGCATTCCAATAGATGTAATGGTCGCTCTTCGACAGGCAGAGACGGGACACGCGCACGCACCCGTTCTTCTGCAAGAAAACAAGCACCTCCAAGTAAGCTATCTCCATCTCGGTCGTCGTGCCGTCTCCGTTGTCGTGCGTTGCAGTGGTGCCGAATGTATGAGATTTTTCTGACCGCTCATCACCAAGCCTTACACTGGAAGGTGTTGTTGATGTCGAGAAACCGCCGGTGATACGTTTCTTTTTGGCATTCATCGGATGGCATTCCATGATTACGAGCTTACCGTCATCCCATACTGCCTTAGCCGGGTCAGTTTGATGCAGGTCTTTGATAAAGCACGAGATGTGATACGTACCCGCGCCTCTGAAAGGTACGATATACCTAAGACCGTCTGCCGTTTCGCTTGCAGCATTGCTTCTGTTAAACAGGATTCCACGCCCTCCGTCTGTCAACGTGCTGTCCTTGGAAAGCCAGCTCACCGCGCTCCCCATTTTCTGATCGCTCCAGTTCCAGCTGTTACGCTCTCCCATATAGTCGCTGTAGGCGATACCGCCATCGAAGGCAGGGTCCGGCAAGAGGTTCAGCGCGTCCACCTCACTCGCCGCAGGTGCCCACTTGTCAAGAACCTCGTCACCTGTCCAGTCACCCTCGTCAACACGGCACCAGTCGATATGAACGCCGCTGAGCAGGCTGCCCGTAGAGCCGCCTTGTTCGTACAGCCCCACGACCATCTCTTTTGTCACGCCCGCCTCGAACTTGAATCGCACGACCCTGGCGGAAGTATTGGTTAGAGGGTAGCCTGAGTTATATTGATAAGTCCAGCTGTTATCAGCGCCGAAGACGAACAGCCGCATGAAATGACCGTTCGGCCCGGGCTCCTTCCATATCCTCGCCGTCACCGTGTACGTCTTGCCCTGCACCATCGTGAAAGCCATGCTCCGCCACACTTCATACCTCTTCATGTACATACCCGCCACGTTGCCGCCCGAAACGAGATTTTCATTCTTGCGCCCGATCGCCTGCACCTTCAACTCAATTGCTCCCTGCCCCTGCCTGATGGTCTCTATCGTGCCGTGCATCCCGTTCACGGTGTTCTGCATGTTCGTCGTGGTATTCTGTATCGTACCCAGCTTGGCGTTGATCTCCTGTATGGCGCCCGGATTGAGAGAGACGGGCACGATGAGCGAGGCGAGCTGCTTTGAGAGAGAGCTGTCCGGGAAAAGGGCAATGTTGGCCGACCCGGGCACGGTGCCGCTGATGCTGTAATCCTGCGTCAGCGAGAAGCTGATGATGTTGTTGCTCGCGTTGTTGTTGAACGTTGCGGTGCCGTCATAGTTGGTGCCGCCAATGCTCAGCCGCCAGCTCTGCGGCTGCGAGCTGTATTCCTCCTTCCTGTCGCCCGTCGTCTTGTAAGCCTTCACGTTGCCCTTGACAGTCACCGTGACCGTATTGGCGTCCTTGAGCGTACCCGAAGCACTGATGCTGCCCCAAGGCTCTATCGTGTACACCGTTGCAGGAGTGCCGTCCGTGCCGTTCGTACCGGCGATACCCTTGTCGCCTCTGTCGCCCTTGTCTCCTTTCTCTCCCTTGATGAGCGTCCACGTGTATTTCTTCGGGTCAGTGCTGTCCGCCTCGGTGAAGTCGGTATATTGTCCGATGTACGTCTTGCCCGTGCCGTCAGACACGTCGAACCCCGTCTTTCCGTCGGCGCTGTTGGCGTAAGCGATGTGCAGGTAGCTCGTCCTGCCATCCGCGCCGTTCTTTCCGGCGATGCCTTGTGCTCCCGTCGCTCCCTGCGCTCCCTTGGTCCTGACCCACGTGTATTTCATCGGGTCAGTGCTGTCCGCCTCGGTGAAGTCCACGTACGTGCCGATGTAATCTCCGCCGGTCTCGTTCATCTGTGAGGCGCTGGTGGGATTGGACATGTCGGAGTACTTGACATGGAAGTAGCTGGTCTTGCCGGAAGCACCGGTCTCGCCCTTGATGCCCTGCTCGCCCCTGGGGCCTTGGATGCCCTGCAAGCCTTGGATGCCTCTGTCACCCTTGTCGCCGTTCCGTACCACGGTTATTGCGGAGCTGCATATCTTCCTGCTGCCTAAGTACGCATCGCACGCTATGCTCTTGCAGTCCTTGCTCAGATAGAGGTTGCCGCCGTCCACCACGGCTGCGCTGGTGTCATTCACCTCGATGGGTGAGCCCAATACCGACCCGTCAGCGGCGTGGCACGTGATGACTGCCCTCGTCACAGTGCATGGTTCCGTGCCGTTGAGGAAGTCTGCCTCGAATGTCACCCTCTCCGTCCCCTTCACCGTATCGAAGTTCAATATCTCGCAACGCACGCCGTTCAGGCGGAAGACTGTCGAGTAGTCTTCCGCCTTCGTGAATGTCGTCCGTCCCGTTCCCTTTATTGCCATGGCTCTTATGCTGTTATTGTTGATATTAATTAATAGTCCACGTATCCGCTGAAACTCGTCTGTACCGAGTCGGCAAGCAGATGTCCGTATTTGATCGTCACCGTGCGGTTGCCTGCCGTTCCCTTCGCGTCCGTCGTGAACGTACGCTTCACCACATGGTTTGTGCCGTCCACAGACCACCCCGGGAATTCCGACGCAGGCGGCGCAAAGGTAGCGTCCTTGGCATGTGCCGCCGTCTCGCGGTAGAAGGCCAGCGTCTTGCCCACGTAGTCGTCGTCGCTCCAGTCCTTGTTGCCCTGGGAGATGGCAAGGCACATCCGGTTCCCCGTGCCGCCCGCTGTGATGCTCCCGCCGTCAAGCTGCACCATCTCAAGATCTATAGGATCGGTGTCGTCGATCAGCCCCTTCACATATTCGGCCGTCTTCCCCGATGTCGTGCTGTTCGGGTCCGTGTCGGTGACGATGAGTTTAAGACTGCCCACGTTCACCACGGCACGGCTGTCAACGGTGATCGTCTTCCTGTTCGCACCGAAGGTAAACAGCTTCACGCCCGTTGGCAGTCCGCAGCTTGCGTCCGTCAGCGTGCCGTTGTCGGGGATGTCCGCAAACTTTCCGGACTTGGGGCCCCATATCTGCCACTTGTAGCTCACGCCAGTCTTGTCCTCCGCGCCGCCGCGTATCATAGCGCCGTCAAAAGAAAGAGTCTGCGCTGCGCCTGCCGTTGTCTGAAAACGGTCGGTGCTCAACGGCGTGATGAGCGCCATGATCATCGTGCCCGCATTCTCCACTACCGGGACAGGCAGTGAGGCGCTGAACGTCACCTGCTGCTTGGTTGCAGGATGAGTCCATGTGTAGGAACACTCTATCAGCACCGCCGAGTTGAAGTTGTGTGCGATCTTCAAGGCGTAACCGCCCGTAGAGTCCAGAGATACCTCCGTCGTGCCGTTGATGGCCGCTCCGTTGATCTTCCACGTGCACTTGCCCTTGATCTGATTGCCGGTGTCACCGATACCGAGAATCTTCAACGAGGGGGTGATCATGTTCGGCCTTGCCCCAAAGTCAGGTGCCCAGCTCTTCGGGTCCTTGCTGATCACCTGCGTGCCGTACGTCGGAGTGAGGGTGAACACACCGCTCACACCGTCAATAATCTTTGTAAATGTGGCTCTGCCACTTGCCTGTATTGCCATAGTGCTTTAATGATTAAAGTTTGAAATCAAGTTTTTTCGCCTCCACGGCCTCACCCGTCGCCTTGTGAAGCGTACAGACGAAACTCGTCCATGTGCCGTTCATATCCGTGTCGCTCACGTCCAGCGTCTTGCGTCCGACGCTGTGGCTGCCGTTCCAGTCCTTGTCGCCCTCCGTGTCAGCGCTCTCACGCGTCCACACAAACTGGCTCGCGTCCTGAGCATCCGTAATGTCATAGTTGCCCCGCATAGCATAAGCCGCTATCGTGGCCACCTTGCCCTGACCGTCACGCCATGAATAAGTGCCGCTCGTCAGCTCCAGTGCCAGCGAGATAAGCTCCGTGCCGTCCGTGCCCTTTGCCACCCATACCGTCCAACAGGGCGTGTCCGCCGACGGCTTCTTACCCTGTATGCTTTTCCCCTTCTCCACGCCCGACGCTATCCACGTCTGACCGTCAAGGCTCACGATGTCGTTGTGTCCGTAGTATTTCGTGTCGTCATACACGCCGCGGTAGCATAGTGCCGTCTGCTCGTCATCCGGCTGCGCATAAGGCCGGAGGATGTAGTGGTCTGAGGACACCAGCACCTCGTCGATGCCGAACTTGTTGACGATATTTGCGCGAGGCAGGTCATAGTGGTTGATGTCTTTATACACAGCCCACCCCCCTGCCGTGATGATGGCCACGTCCTGCCGCTCCGTGTCCCACTGATGACCCATGCCCACCACGCTGTCATTTTCCCTGGGCGCTGAGTTCATGGTGTCTGATACGCCGCCGATGGTGACGATATGCACGGTGCCGCCCGCGTCCGTCAGAGTGATGTTCTTTGACATGGAGTTCGACAGGTCTATCCAGTGGTAAGTCTTCCCGCCCTTTTCCACGGGTTCCTTGCTCATGCCGACTACAAGACGCCAGTACTTCCGGTTCTCATAGTCCGTGTATTTCCCCGGTGCCGTGATGTTGTTCGTCTGGCATCTTGCGAGCTGACCCACTGCCCATTTGTTGCTGACGCTCAGGTCGCCGTCCGTGGCAAGGAAATAACAGCGGTAGCGGTCGGGCGTCGTGCCCGTGGTGTCGGTGATGATGTTCCCGTCAGCGTCCAATGGTTCCACGACAGACATCCGGTTGCCGCAGGGGCCCAGCACCACCGTGCCCCCGATGAAGCTCATCTCGTGCACTCCGAGCTGTGCCACTATCATCTTCATCCTCACGATGAGGTTGTCAAGCTCCATGGTGTACTTTCCCTTTGCATCCTTGGTAACGCCATAGCCCGTGCCGTCAAAGCCCTGACCCGTACCCTTGCTATAGTCCGGGCTCTGCAAGTATTCAGCCACCAGTCTGGCCAGAGTGGCCGCGCCTTCCTTGTCAATGCCGTAAGCCGTCCCCTCCGGGTTCTTTCCCGTGCCCACCGTGAGACCACCGTCGAGCGCGCTGATGCCTTTCACCTCAGCTGCGCCCATGGTGAGCTTGTGATCCGTTCCGTCGTCCTGATCCTTCCTCAGATAACGCCCGTCAAGATTGGCCTGGGCATCGTCGTCCAGTCCTGCCGCTTTCGTTGCGTGGTCGGCCTCCTTCGCCTTGTCAGCCTCAGCGGCATGATCTGCCTCTGTCGCGCGGTCAGCCTCAGCGGCATGATCTGCCTCAGCAGCGTGCTCAGCTTCTTTCGCCTTGTCTGCGCTCTTCGCTGTTTCCGATGACTTCGTATCGGCCGCAGCGCTGTTATACACTATACCGCCCGAAGTCTTGCTCCCGTTCCTCGGTTTCTTAACGATGTCTACGTCTATCATGGTTTTTTCCTTCTACTGTTTCCCTCCCGTGCCACTTTTGGCACCGGCTATTTCTCCATCAGCCTCATCGTACATGTCCCGTCCTTCAGGTTCGCACCCATGCTCTCCACATACAGCGATCCCAGCGCCGGATGAGTATAATCCCCGAACGGCTTGGCATACGCTTCCTCCACATTGGCCGTAAGCGCCACGCGCGGCACATGCAGCGCTTGGTAGTAAGCGTTCACATACAGTTTCTCCGCCTTCCCGTCCTCTCCGCTGTTCTCGTCGTGTATACTCAGCACCATGTCACCGCCTTGCGTCTTCGTCACGCTCGCCACACATGCTGACGTCTTCAAGTGGTGTTTCTGGCACTCGCTGCTCGTGAATCCAGAGTGCACCTTCATCTCCAGATCGTCTTTTTTGTTATAGAAGCTCTCGTCTGTCCGGCTCATGTAGATGATATCACTGTCTCCGTTGTCGCTTTGGTCACTGTCCGAGCATATCGTCATCTTCAGATTCTTCAGCAATATGCTGCTCACGTGTGCCATCAGCGGGATGTCTTTCTCTGTCCATTTCGTATGCCGGAACATCGTCGGGTGTCTGCGTGTGATATCGTTCCATGTCCACAGTACCGGCCCCAATATCTCCAAATGCACGTGCCCATGGAGATGAGCCCCGTACGGCAATGGGATCGCCATGCCGTTTTCCTCGCTGATATTCATGTTGAAGTCAAAGTTGCGTCCTATCTGATACTCGGCGCCGATGATCTTGTCTCCGATCTTCGGATCAAAACCGATCGAGAACGTCTGCGCATAGTATTCGTCCTCCGTACAGCTGCTCTTCTCCTTGTACGCCTGCCAGCTGAAATCCACCGGTCGTCCGTCGCCCGTCTTGTTTTCCACCAGCACTTTCTTATCCGCTCCTTCTCCGATCGTCAGCATACAGTCTATAACGCCCACCTTGCTCACCTTGTCCGTACCGTCGCCTACCGTCGAATATTTGAACTCATACTGCTGCGGGCCGTCATCCGTCCACGGTTTCCATCCCACGCTGTAGCTTCCGCTTCCTTGTGGGTCGAGATCCTCCGTAACCGCGTCTTTTGCCTGTGCCGCCTTCCACCAGTCAAAGATCACATAGCGGTCACCGTCACGACCGGGCACCGACCCGTTGGCCGTAATGCTGTCCTTCTTGGCTCTTACACGGCCAATGGGTTCATCATACACCCATGGCCCCATCACACCGAGGCCGTACCCTGCCGTATGCAGCACCGGGTTCAGGATCATGCTGCCGCTGATCACCAGATAGTTTTTCATTCCGTCATCAGCCGGACTGTATACGCCGCCGTTGGTTCCTCCGTCATATACTGCCACCGGCATGGCCGCACGCACCGTATCCGTCGACGGCTCAGCCATGCCGTCGTCGTCTTTTTCGTTACCGTTCACGCTGATGACGAGGTAGTCGTCCATCGTGATCGAGGATGCCGAAGGCGTGTTGTCCTTGTTGTCCGATTTCAGGGTCACCTTACCCACGCTCACCAGCTGCGCGCCTATCGACCCCGCCAGCTGATTCAGCATCTTTTCCTGATGACTCCCGTCGGCGCAGAACTTCTCCTTCCAATCCACGCCCGCACTGCCAAACGTCCAGCCCGTCGCGCGCTTCACTCTCACGTAGTAGTCGGTCACGCTGCCGTCTTTGCAGGTGCTCGTTCCTGTACTCACAAAGTCCTTGAACCCCATGGCGGCATCATGCCCCTTCCCGTTTGCCACGTACTCCGTCACGTATTTCTGTCTTGCGCTGAAGGCCGGTGTGCTGTCATCGCCCAACGGACTGTCCACCAGCGTGTCAATGAATGTCGGACTCACCTTCAGGCTCAGCAGGTTGAAGGTCTCGCCCACGTCCACCTGCTGTCCGGTGTCGCTCACCGTCCTCTCCGTCAGCGTCACGCTGCCGCCCTCTGCCGCCGATCCCGTACCGTGCAGCAGCGTCCATGTCACGGCGCCTTTCCGCAGCGTCTCCCAACTGTACAGGTAGATATCCGTCCCGTATTGCACAACGTGCAGATCCAAGTACTTCAACACGCTCTCCACCACGTCCTGATACGTCATCACGTCGTCTTCCGTATCCCCGAGAAAAGCCAGGTCATTCACGCTGAGTTCCTCCAGCACATGTGCGGAGCCCTTGCCTCCCGGCAGGCTCTTACTCCCGTCGTACCACAGCTGCCAGTTCTTGCCGCCGCTCGCGTAGTTCAGCGCCTCAGTGATCAGACTCAAAAACGTGTGCGTCGTTGCCCCGGCTTTCGCTGTCGGGTACGCCACGCCGCTGCCCACCTTCCTGAAGTTCGTATATTGCAGCGAAGCGAGCCAGTCCACACAGTTCACCTCAAGGTCATCATAGAGCTCTACAAAGTCCTGCGAGTACGTCCCGGGCTCCAGCCACCCCTCGAACACGCTCCTGCCGTCCTCCTTCACGCTCACGCTTGCCGAGTGCACACCCTTTGCAAACAGCTCCCTCACAAACCGTCTCGTCTCCAGCCTCAGCGTACAAGAGTGGCTCTGCACCACGTCGAGCAGGTCGTTCAGTCCGCACGATGTCGTCACCGTATCATCTTCCGCGAACTGGATGTCTCCGCCGTCTGTGATCTCTATATCTTTCCCGGTGCCCGCTGCCTCCACAGCCACGCTCACCGCCTTTCCTTTCTTGTTTACAAATTCCCCGTATATCTTCATCGTTTCTCTTCTTTCTTGTTTCCCTTTCCTTCCCGCAGCCCCCTCATCCTTTTCTGTTGTTCCGTTCTGTTCGGCGGCTTACAAGCCGCCGCCCGTCGCTCATGCGCGTCAGCCGCCCGGTTTTCCGCGGCTGTGCCGCGGCCCTGCCGTGCCTCTAATTCCCTGCCGTGCCTCTAATTCCCTGCCGTGTCCGTATTTCCTTTTCCCATCCCCTCAGCCACGGCCTCAACGATGCTGTGTATCTTTTCCGCGTCCTGTACCCCGTATGTGTTCGCTATCGCCTTTGCCACCGTCAGCGGGTCCACGTCGAGGCTCTTCAGCTGCTGCATCTTCTCGTGCACGGACACCCCCTCGATGACGATCTCTCCGGCGCACATCAGGATGCTCGCTATCGGTACCGTCACAAAGAAGCTCAGGCATGCGTCGATCATCGCCGCAAAGAAATACAGCGTCAGATAGCACTTGTCCTTGCTTACCGTCTTTCTCAGACCGAAGCTCGTCGTCTTGAACTGCCCGATCTTCTTGCTTGCCCTGATACCCCAGTGGAGATCTATCAGCGAAGCGACAACTACTAATATTGCCATGATTGCTATTGCCAGCAGCCATATTCCCACCTTGCGATTGTCACCGTCCAGCATGAAGCTGATAAACATTGTTGTCCCTGTCATTGTCTGTTCTGTTGTTTGTTATTTGTTTCGTTTCCAATAACCCGAGCCGACAACCATAAGCGTCACCACCGCTACTGCTGTCACCGCAAACGAGTAGACATCCTTTCGCATCTTCTCCCGTCTCGTTACTTTCTTCTCCACTGGTACCGGTACATAGATGCTGTCCGTCCTCACCGCTGACGCAGAGTCCGCCTTGGTGCTCATCCGCTCCCCCTTCTCTCTTACATAGCGCACCACTTGTACCGTATGCCAGCGGTCCACTCTTATTGTGTCCCCCGTCTTCTTCACGTCCATGCTGTCATGCCGCCACACATAGTCATGTCTCAGCACGGAATCCCTTACCGTGTCGTGTCTCATTACCACCCGGTTCCGATATTCCGTCCGCACCTTCTCCACCGGCACATACCGTGTCGTCGTGCATCCCGAGAGCATCAGCGCAAACGCCGCCGGCAACGTCAGTTGTACTGTCAGCAATACCCATCCCGCTGTCCGTACCCGCTGCTCGTCTTTCTTCCAACCGTCTCTTCTCTTGTTGTCCATTCCGTTTTCCATTCCGTTTTCCATATCTTTTCTTTATTTGTTTTCTTCCTTCCCGCAGTATTGCGGGAATGAACCTCCCGTTATTTTATCACCCACTTAGCGCGTCCCAGATATTTCAGCCTGTCTTGCAGTCCGTTCTTGCCGCCGTTTATCCGCTTCGTGATCGCCGTGAGCATATCCTTGTCAGCCATCTCGTTCAGCCCGTTTTTCTTCCACCACCAACATGCGCTCATCGTCGCCTACTGAGGCAGCTCCAGCCAATCCGGATGACCTTCGAAGTCTATCCCCGTGCTCTTGCTGATCTCATGGTAGTTAACCCGCCCCGTGATCTGTATCAGTCCGCGGCCTTTGTATCTGACACCGTCACCCGGCTTCGTATTCCCGAGATCCTTACGCCCCTCATATTCCGTTCCGCCTGCCAGCTCTCTGGTATATCTCAGCTCCCCGCTCTCGTGCGCGATCTGAGCCAGAAAATGGCACACTCTCATTCTGTTGTCAATACCGTATCTCGTCATATACCGGTTCAGATAAGGCAGATACACATCCGCCCTGCTTCTTGCGTTAGGCATAATGCCCAATAGTTGTTCTCTTGTTATCTCCATTGTCGTTTCCTTATTGTTCCTTTGTGGTTTCCTGTTTTACTTTATGGTTTTCTGTTTTACCGTTTTGTCGTCCTCCATTGTCGCTCCGTGTTCAACGGTTGGCCCCGTTCTGTTCGGCGGTTGGCTCCGTTCTGTTCGGCGGCTTATAAGCCGCCGCTTTTTGTGTGCGTCAGCCGTCCGGTTTGCCGCGGCTGTGCCGCGGCCCTGTCGCCTCACTCCCATCGTTTCCCCGTCTTAGCGTCCACTTTCCTGACATTGCTTGCCGCCAGCACGATATCCCTGCCTTTCAGCCTTCCGTCCACTGTGACCTGCACCCCCGGGCTGCCTATCTGCCCCAGTCCTGCCAGATTCACTCTTGGCCTCATCATCTCCCTGGGCATATACAACCCGTTGGCCAGTGCAAACAGTCTCGCCTGTTGCTGTCTGTTCAGGATCATCTCTCCAGAATTTACGTGCGCCGTCAGCCGGTCACCGAAGTAGCTGCTGCCGCCTACCACACCACCGGTGGCATAGCTGCCTGCCAACCCTTTCACCGAGCTGATCATTGCTGCCAGCTGGGCCAGTCCCGTTGCCGCAAACGCGATCCACGCCCAAGGTCCCAGGCTTGCGCTCTCAGAGGTTGCCGTCGCGTATCCGGCCACCATCGTCGCTATGGCCTGTGCCATCGTACCTGCCACGTTCAGCTCCGGAACGCCTATCGATTCGCCTAACTGGCCCAGTGCCGCCCCCATCTGCCCCACACTGTCCGTCGCGGCCTCCATCTTCGCCTTCTTCTTGTCCACGTCGCTCGTGTCCACCGTAATCTTTATTGGCTTGAAGTTCTTGTCGAGTCCTTGCAGTTCCTTGTTGATGCTGTCTGTCTGCCGCTGAGCCTCGCCCGTGTCGATGATTCCCGCGTCCAAGTCGTTCTGGATCCTCGACGCCCGTTGCTGAGCGTTCGAGTAGCTCTGCCGCTTGTCCGCCAGGCTGCCCTTGACAATCCTTTCCGGCTCCACCTCAGCCTTGATCGTAACCTCCCCCTTTCGTCGCAGCGTCGATCTCAGCCTGTATCTTGTCACGCTTAGCCTCAGCCTTCACCATCGCCTCAATCGTAGGAGCGTTCTCCACGTCGCCGTTCGCCTTGTTCAGCTCCTCGTGCAGCGTCTTCAGGTAGCCGTCAGCCGTCTCGTGAGGATTCACCTTCTCGCCCTTATTCGGATCGAAGCTCTCCAGCATCCCGTATTCGTTCTCAAACTTCAGGTCGTCGGCCGTCTTCTGTGCCTGGTCTCTCAGTTTTCGCAGGCTCTCAATACGCTTCGTATCCCCCACGTTGCATTTCTCCAGTGCGTTCGTATAGTACTTTGCGTTGTTCTCCCAGTCCTGCACGCTGTTCGGGTTCGCTGTCAGCGTATCGCCCTGTCCTGCGCTGCCGCCCTTGACGCCGTGTCCCGTACGCTGCTGCTTTGCAGCAGCCCCGCCGCCGGCGCGGTATTGTCTTCCCTGCCATTTGCTGAGCGCCTTCTGCGCCTTCGTTTCATCCTGCTGTTGCAGCGTCAGCATCTTCTTCGCCTCCTCCCTCAGAGCCTTGGCCCGCGCCCGCTGCAGGTCCGCCCACGGAGTGTGCGCCACCTTGCTGCCGTTGGCCAGTCCGCGCTCCAATTCCGCGCGCTTCTTCTTGTCCTCAGCGCTCAGTCCGGCCTTTCCGCCATTCAGCCCCAGTCTTATGTGTTGCAGGTCAAACTTGTCAAGCACCGCCTTGTTGCCTGCCTTATTCGCCTGGCTCTCCATCTGGAGAGCACGCTGCATATTCTGAGCCGCCACAGCAGCAGCGGCCGCAGCCTCGGCTCTTGCATACAGCGCCTCCTGCACCTTTCCCGTACTCTTCACCAGAAAGTCCTCCGCGTCGCTCACGCCGCCTATCTTCACGCCTAACGTCTGGAAGCTCTCGCTCTGGTCGCTGATGAACTTCAGACGCTGCTTGTCGCTCGTCAGTTTCTCCCACTTAGCCTGTAGTTCCTTGTATTTCGTGATCAGAGGAGCCAGTGTCGCACTGCGCTGGTCGTCAAGGGCCGAGCTCGTCTCCGTGGCCGCGCTGCCTACCTTCTTCAATCCCGCAGCAGCCTTGTCAGTCGAGGATCTGCTGCCGTCGAGAGCATTCAACAGTTTTTCCACGCCTATCGTCAGCAAGGCAATCACGCCGCCGATCACCGTGGCGGCCATCAGCCCACGCAGCGCCGTCTTGAAGGCCGTCGTGCTCACTGCTGCCGCCAGCGCGCTCTTGCCCTCCAACTGCTCAGCCACTGCCAACTCCACTTGGAAATTACGGCAAGCCACCGCCATCGTGCCCACTGCCCCCGTCGTCGCTGTCCATACCCGGTGAGCAGCCGATGACATCGCAGTCACAGAGATCAGACCCCTCATCGCCGTGCCGATACTCACGATACCCGTCACGGCCATGCCCGCGTTGCCCACGGCCGCGATCATGTTCTGATACTGGCTCAGGAACTGACCCACCTTCACCTGTAAGCCCCCGAACGTGTTGGCAATCTGCTTCACGTGTCCGGCGTCCGTCTTCGCCATCTCACGGTTCATGCTGCCCACGTTGTCCGTGACAGCCTCAGCCAAAGCTGCCGCCTTCTGACTCTCGTTGCCGTACTTGATCATCTGTTCCTGTGCCGGTGTCAGCGTCACGCCCACACGGCGCAGTGCGCTCGCCTGACCCATGAGCGCCTTGCCCATCAGGTTCGCGATGCCCACGGCGTCCTCACTCGTGGCGCTCAGCCCCTTCTGTTGCACCAACAAGTTGTTCATCGCAGGCAACAGCGTCATCAGCGTGCTGCGTTGGTTCGCGAACGTGGCCAGCTGCTGCAGGCCGCTCCGCTGTACCGTGCCGCCTACCACACCCAATTTCGTCTGAGCCGCCACCAGCTGATTGATAGCTGCCATATCCGCCTGCGTTGCGTCCATGCGCCGCCGCATCACCGTCGTCAGTTTCGTCTGAGCCTCAGCAGCAGCGTTCGCCTTCGCTATGAATGGCTGCATGGCACCCGCCAGCTGTTGGAAGCCGCCATAGACGTTGTGGATAGCCTGTACGCTCTGGTTAAAACGCAGCAGCGTTTCCGTGCTCTTCTTCGCCTCGCCGCGGATCGCACCCACAGCGGCGCTCAGCTCCTTCACGCTGCTCTTCGCGTTCACGACCATATCCTTGCCGTCTACGCTCAGGTGTATGTTAAATTTTACGTCCTTGCTCATAATTCACTGCTATATATTTGCGTATTTGTAATTTTTCCCCTATTTTTGTAGTACAACAGAAAAACAGAGAACATTATGAAAAAATCCACTTGCAAAAAATACGGTCCTTGGTTTGGAACCGCCGGTTTCCTGCTCATTATCGTAGGATTCATTCTCGCAGGTGCTCTCGCCTTTCATCCGACGTTAGGTCTTTTCGTTATCATGTGGGGCGCCCTGATCCTCGGCATCATTCTCGCCCGTATAGGCTCCGATATGAACTTCCACGCCGAGCCCCCTCTCTTTTAGCCGTCCCGTCCTTCTTATGCGTCAGCCGTCCGGTTCTTATGCGTCAGCCGTCCGGTTTGCCGCGGCTGTGCCGTGGCTCTTCCGCTCTGTTGTGTCTCTTCCGCTCTGCTGCGCCTCTTCCGCCTTGCTGTGTCTCTTCCGCCTTGCCGTGTCTCTTCCGCCTTGCCGTGTCTCTTCCGCCTTGCCGTGTCCATCATTCCTTTGGCAAAGCATCCGCCAGCATCCGCCCCAGTTCTCTCTCCACGACAGCCCCTCCTTGTTTCTCCACATCTTTCAGAAAGTCATAGGCCGGCATTCTGCCCATGTAGTCAATCTTCCTCACTCGCCCGCCACCTATGTCTGCATAGTGCGGTCCCTTTCTTGGCAATCGGGTATTTGTACCCTCAGCCGCCCACATAGCAATCGGTTTCTCAAACCCTTTCCGGTTCTTTGTGAATCCCTGCTTGCCGTGAGGCTTCACCGTGACCATGAATCCGCCGCCCCTTGGATAGATCCTCAGTCTCACCGCACGCGCCACCCTCGACGCGTCGTGCAGTCCGCTGCTTCTCACCGCCTGTCTGGCCACATCGCGCACCTCCTTGCCTACCTTTCGGTAAGCGCTTTTCAGCACCTTCTTCAGTTCCCCCGGACTCAACGCCTGCAACAGATCCGAGAAGTCTTTCCCGTCATACGGGTGATTTCCGTCGTATACCTTCATCTTCTGTCTCCTTTCTGCTTTGGTGATTATTACTTCGTCGCTCCGTTCTTCTTTCCTCGTCGCTCCGCCGTCTCTTGTCGCTCCATTCATCCTTCCTCGTTGTCCCGTCGCCCTTGCTCTCGTCGCTCCGTTCTGTTCGACGGCTTATAAGCCGTCGCAAGTCCGCTCCTCGTGTGCGTCAGCCGTCCGGTCTGCCGCGGCTGTGCCGTGGCCATTATAATTTCTGGCTTCTCATCCTCTCCAACAGCCCTTCCAGTCGTTTCTTGTCTTCTTCCCGGCTCACTTCCGGCGCTCTTTCCGCCTTTCCGTCCCAGGGTAGTGGCATAAACTCTTCGAGCCTCACGTCCTTCTTCATATAAGGCTGCACAGCCATCTTCGCCACCACGCGGGCCTGCTCCCATCCGTCCCTGCTCCGTGTGTCCTCACGCCTGTTCACGTACTCCGCAACCGCTGAAAACTCAGAAGGCGTGAGCCGCACAAAGTCGTCAAGACCCATGCCGCCCACGCCTATCGCCCAACCGAGCAATTCAGTAACGCCCGTTATTTTTTTTTGCCGTCCTCAGCCTCGGATGACTCCGCCGTTGCCGCCACACTGTCAGCCCACTCCGTCATCTCCTCCGGACTCAGAGCGTCCGCGAAGTCCTGCAATTCCATGTCGAAGTCCATACCCTCACGGTTGCACGCACTCTTCACGCAGCACCACAGATACGTCAGCATATCACTGGTGCTGTCCAGCCGTATGTCGTTCACCTCTACGGACGTTCTGTCCTTGAATCTCAGAGCTGCACCCATCGTAGCGTAGCAGGGATAGCAGCGGCCCCCGATCTTGATCGTCAGCTTCGAGCCCTTCTTGACAGACTCATCCGTTGTCTCTTTCTTGTTTTTCTTTTCTTCTTCCATATCCTTGAGTTTTTCTTCTCGTTTTCTTCTTGTTTCTTCTCTTTTCCTTCTTTTTTATACCGGCAAAGCCTCGTTCGCTGTCCCGTTCGGCGGCTTATGGGCCGCCGCCGGTCTCAGCGTCCGTTATCAGGCCTTTCCGGGGTACGTGTCAGGCTCTCCGTCGTTCTCCAGATCGATAGAGTAAGTAGCGTCGTCCTGAGCAGGGTTCGTCTCCTCGATCTTTGTAATCACAAACTTGCCCTTCAGCGTCGGTGAGGTATCACCTCCGCGCGCAAAGCTCTGAACCTCCACGCTCTGACCCTTGCCCCACATGGGTACAATCTGCTCAAAGCCGTTTTCGGTCTCCGAGTAGAAACGCACACCTTCGGCGCTGATACTGATGTTCAGGCTGACCACTGCCTTTCCCTTCCAAAGGCCACTGCTCTTCGCCTTGATGGCCTCAGGTTTCACTGCGTGCTCCTTGGTCTCACTGTTGTACGTAACGCTGTGAGACGAGCAGTGTCCGACACACTTGCCGCCGATACTCAGCAACAGGTCACTACCGTTCTTGTAGCCGGTGGCTCCCGTATTAACACTTCCACTTGTTTCTGGCATAATTTCAAATATTAAAAGTTAAACTCAATTGTCCGTATTCCCTTCTTTCAGCGTCAGCCGTCCGGTGTGCCGCGGCTGTGCCGCAGCCTTCGTGCCGTCCTATATCTTGCATTCGACCGTCAAGTCCTGCCGGAAGCAGTCCGCGTCCCAGCTCTCCTCGCAGTCCGTCATCCGGGTGCATCCGACCGTCATATCAAAGCCGTCCCTTTCCTTCGTGCATCGGATCGTCGTATGTTCCAGCGCCGCGCGGATCCTCTCCATCAGCTCCACGCCCTGTCCGTAGTCCTTCGTGAACACGCTCACCTCTATCGTGCTGGAGTCAAATGCCGTTGACCCCTTCACATTCTCGCTCCTGATTCCCGTCCGCCGGTATACCACAAACGGCATCTCAGCGTTCTCGTCGCTCACCACCGGGTATATCTTCGTCACGTTCTTTCCCAGTGACTCTTTCAGTACCGAGTACACCGCCAGTCCTGCCGACAAAGAAGTTCTTTTTACGTCTTCCGCCATCTTGTTTTCTTTCTTAGCTCACCAGTTCCCCGATGACCTTCATTTCCCCGCGTTGCCGATACCGCTCGATGCCCGTGATCCGGTACATCCGTCCGTCCCATTCTATCCGCGAGTATTCCTTCACACTATCCGTGTACCGCATCGCAAACGTCACCTGACTCTTATACACCGCCTCGCCGTTATGCACGCCGAACCCGCTGCTGCCATAGCTCACACGCGCATATCGCAGCCCCGTCCTCTTCCATGTCGTCTTGCTCGCGCCGTAGCCGTCCGTCGTCTTTTCCGGGCTCCATATCGTCACCCGTTCATTCATCAGTCCTGCTCTCATAGCTCCCAACTTCTAACTCCTAATTCGTAACTCCTAATTCCTGATTCGTAATTCGTAATTCGTAATTATCTGTATTTCACGTGCCGTCTCACCAAGTGCCAATAGAAAGGATCCGGATGCAGCTGCGTCGGGCTCTCCGTCTCACGGTTCTCGTAGGCCGTCGCCGCCAGCATCAGCAGCGCACGCTGTAAGTCGCCGGGAAGTTTCCCGCTTCCCGTTGGGATTGGATCCCCGTACTGATCAAGAACGTCACTGTCCGTCAGTGTCTCCACGCTTTTCAGCGACTCAACCTGCAAGTCCTTCGCTAAAGCAGCCTCTGCGGTCGCTATGCATTGCTCCAGGTATTCCTCGCTTGCGTCGTCCGCGTCTATCCGGCTGTGCTCCCTCAGAAACGCCGTCGTTATATACTCCCCCATATCCTTTAAGTCTACATCCTTCAAATAAAAAAAGTGGCCGCAGGACACAGCTGGACTTTCAACTCCCGCTCCGACGCTACGGCCACACAGAAAAACAAGATTATGTTCAATTAAAGTTGCCTCTAAAGACGCCCATAAAGCCGCTCCGTCCGTTCCTTGGTGCGCTCCGTTCCTTGGTGCGCTCCGTTCCTTGGTGCGCTCCGTTCTGTTCGGCGGCTTAAAAGCCGCCGCTTCGCCGCTCATGAGCGTCAGCCGTCCGGTCTGCCAAGGCGGTGCCGTGGCCAACCTTCCGGCCAATTCCTTACACGGCTGTGTACGTGATCTTACCGAATGCCTCCTGATAAGGAGCGAAGAAGTCCCACTCAGAGTTGATCACGATGCTGATCACGTTTGCGCTCAGCACGTTCACGGAGCCCGTGTCGATGCCCATCGTCATGTTGCCGAACTGGCCCACCAGCGCATAGCCGAAGTTGCCGTAGTACACGGTGCCCTTGGGCACAAGGCTGCTAGCCACAACGGGCACGCCGTCGATGGTGTTGGTCTGCAAGTCAAGCACAAAGCGGCCGCTGCCCTTGTCCACCGGCGTATTGGCCAGCTGCGCGTAAGCATTCCAGTCCATCAGGAACGCAGGAGCGTTCACCGGCACGTTCGCGGCGTTCACCTTCGAGCGAAGATTCAGGAACAAAGAGCGGTCCAGCGTGGTGATGTTACCCTTAGTCGCAATCGTGTTGTCTGCCGTGATACCTGCAAACGGGCTCGCAGGCGCATTGCTGGCCGGGCTTGCTGCCACAAACGCCTCGTTCAGTGCCAGCGTATGCTTCACACGCATGGCCTCCGTCACAATGCTGGTCACCGCGCCCGCCGTCTGGTTGATGGTGCGGCGGCTGATATCCACGCGGATAGGCAGACGGTGCGGTTTGATCGTCTTCACGCCAAACTCGAGCGTCTGGGCCTTCACGGCCTCATTCTCTCCGTACCAGGTCGCCTTCAGACCCTTCACGGTCGGAAAGTTCCACTGGCCGCTGATGCCGCTCTGGATCTTAGCGCCCACCTGGCCGATCACCGTGGCAGGCGTCAGCTCCTTGATATAGTCCTGCACGTAGACAGGAGTGATGGAGACGGCCGATTCAGCTGCCTGAATGGCTCCCGCTGCCGGATCTCCGGCATGCAGCTGTGCGTCTGCCCGGTTATAGTCGAAGCGGAAATTACCCTCAGCGTCGCGAAGATTCAGCAGATCCTCCGGCACGCCGCGGCCGCTTGCGATCGAGCGCATCAGCCGGCCGAAGTTCACATCGGCGTTGTTCTCCTGACGCACCGATGCAGCACGGTTCTGACGCTCCATACTGCGCTCTATCTCATACTCGCGGCACTCCAGCGCAAGGCGGTCATCCTCGCCGCGCATCTCGTTGAAGTGGCTGCGCTCCTCGTCCGTCATCGGACGGTTCTCTCTTGCCAAAAGCCCTTGCAGGTCGCTCATCTCTCTGCGGATCTCGCTTCTGCGGGCCGTTGCTTGCCTGTACTCTTCCCTTGTCATTCTATCGTCTATTTATGGTTAATGTTAAAGTTCTATAATCAAAATGTTAATTTCTATTTCCCTCGAAAATTTGGCACCGGCTTTCCGTTTCTCGCCCCTTCTGTCCGCTTCCATTCTACGTCTTGGTGAGCTCCGTTCTGTTCGGCGGCTTACAAGCCGCCGCGTGTCGCTCTCTGTGCGTCAGCCGTCCGGTTTTCCGCGGCTGTGCCGCGGCCCTGTGGCCCCGCCGCCCTGTCTCGTCGCCGCGATCCTCTTGCCTTGCCGCTCATTCCCCCTTCTTAGCCTTCTCGATCAGCTCCCAGTCGCGCTTCATTTCCTCGTTTCTTTCCTCCGGTTCCGGCTTGGGTTCCTGCCCCGGCTCTTCCTGTGCTCTTGCGTCCACCTCCGTGTCCGGGTAAGCCGGTCGTGTCACGATGCTCACGTCCATCAGCCCTCTGATGTTGTTGATATGTCTCACCCACACTTCCCTGCCGTCCGCCTTTCCTCTTGTATAGCTCATGTCCTTGTCAGCGTCCAGCCAAAAGGCGAAGCTCATGCCACGGAAGTCACCGCGTTTCGTTCCCTCGTAGGCAATGTCTCCATATACCGTATTTGGAGCCTCTACACTCATTTTCACGCCATGATCGTCACGTTCCAGCCTCAGCGTACCCTTACCGCCCGTGCAGCGTCCTATCATCTGATCATCGTCATGGTTGATGTTGCAGATCACGTCGCTCATCAGCAGATCATCAGACACTGCCCCAGGCTCGATCACCTCGCGCACCCAGCCATGGTCAAAGTCAGGCAAGTCCACACTGCCCATGCCAAATACGATGGGATATCCGGTCAGCGTGCGGGCGTCTCCTTCTGCCCGCAGCTCGCCGGTACTGTTTCTCTTATAAATCGTCTTTCCCATATTCGTTAATGTATTTCCGTCCAAGTCCTTTATATCCTACAATCCCTTGCCGCTCTCGCTTTCGCCACCGTGTCCGTCCCGTTCGTGCTGTCGCCTCTCCTGCCGCTCCGTTCCGTTCCATGGTGCTTCTTTCCCTTGGTGCGTTCCGTTCCATGGTGCGTTCTGTTCCTTGGTGTGCTCCGTTCCGTTCCATGGTGCGTTCTGTTCCTTGGTACGCTCCGTTCTGTTCGGCGGCTTACAAGCCGCCGCGTGTCGCTCTTGCTCGTCAGCCGTCCGGTTTGCCGCGGCTGTGCCGTGGCTCTTCCGCTGTGCCGTGTCCCTAAGCCCTGGCTATGTTCTGTACGTCGCTGCTGAGCATCGGCCACTATTGTTTCTCCATCGTCTTTCCGCCCACGATGATCAGCTTGTCATAACCTTCGAGCGGCTTCTTCCCAAGCCGTTCCCTCGCCTCGTTGGGGGTCAGCACGCCGCTTTGCACGAGATTCTTGATGCTCGTCGCCATCATCGTCGGGTCCGTCTGATAGTAATCGTCGAGATTGAACCGGATTCGCATCCGTTTACGCTGACTGCTCGTCAGCAGCTTGCACTCCACCTCGCTCTCTATCTGCCTCAACAGAGGAGCCAGCGTGCTCGTCATAAATATCGTCTGACTGCTCTCCGTACTCTTGTAGTTCACGTTCGAGTCCTGGAACACCTGCGTAGGAGGAACGCCAAAGAACCGGCAAAGCTCCATGTTCAGGAACTTCATGCTGTCCAGCAACTGCAAGTCCGCCGGTGTCATTCCCGTCGGCACAAACTTCATCGTACCCGGAAGATAAGCCAGGTTGTAACCGCTCATCAGCTCAGCCCGTATTCTGTTCGTCACGCTTTTCAGTTGGTCGTCGTTCACGCCGCCGCCAAGGCCGACCTCCACGCCACCTTCACCCGTGATGAAGCCATGCAGCGTACTTCCCGGCTCAAACATCTCACTCTGCCGCTTGTACGTCTTCATCGCTATCGTCAGCACACGCCCCGCCAGCTCAGTCACCGGCCGTCCCAGAAACCCGTCCTGCGAGAACCCCTTTAAGTGGATGATCTCATCCTCCGTGAAGTCACCGAAGATCCCGTCCTTCTCGTCAGTCACCGTGTACAGCCTGCTCCACTGGTCATAACTCACCGTACAGTCCATCGGCACGGGCACCAGCTCAGCCAACAGACCGTCACGGTACACCGGTATCACATAAGCGTCGCCCCTCATCTCCCTCTGGTACACAATATTCCAGATAAAGTCGAAGGCGTTCTGTCTGTGGTTAGGACGCTCCGACAGCAGCCGGTCAAGACTGCCGCCCTCGTCGTCCTCCCACCAACGGTGCTTCCCGGCCGTCTTTCGCTTATACACATGCAGACCGAGACTCGCCACGCTGCCGCATTTGATGTCCAGACACCGCTTCACCACCGCCACACACACCGACGTAGCAGCGTCCACCATGTTTGTGCCCCATATCCCGTTCGGAATGACCACTGGGTTGAAATCCGATCCCCCGTTATCCGTTTCCGATGTTCTGCCATCAGTCACGTTCTCGCCCATTCCCAGGGCACGTTTCAAGCCTTTTATGAATTCCATCGTCTCTTATTGTTTTTCGTTCCTTGCTACAATCCCTCCTCAGCTGTCCATCCGCCACCGTCCTGCCTTCTTCTCTTGCCGCTCCGTTCTGTCCGGCGGCTTACAAGCCGCCGCGTGTCGTTCTTGTGCGTCAGCCGTCCGGTGTGCAGCGGCTGTGCCGCGGCCCTCTTGTCTGTGGTCCCCCTCTCACACCCGTTTCTTCTGCTCGATCCCCATGCCGACCGCCATCACCGCCGTCACGCACCCGTCTATTTTCAGGTTCTCGCTTCGCTTTACCGGCTTTCTGTTCTCCATTCTGTCCACGTCTAAGACAGCGTTGTCGAAGCAGTACGCGTTGATCGGGTTCGGGTCAAACGTCATCCGGTCGTTGAGCAGCAGCTCCTCCGTAGCCTCAACAGCCTTTGTAAAGTAATAATTCGTCTGCTTATACACCCTCATGTACCGCTCGCACCCCATCGCCGTCATCGTATTCTGGAACGTCTGAGCCCTGTTCGGGTCAAACCCCACGCCATAGATACGCAGCCAACGACCCATACCGAAGATGTCCTGCGCGATCCGTTGGTAGTCGACCGTCTCGTCACCGCACACCTTCAGCCACCCCTGGCTCACCCAACGCTGATAAAGCTCATGGTTCGGGTGAGTCTCCAGCGTCTTCCTGGGCAGGTAATAGTCCGTCTTCACGTGTGCCGTCTTGTCATTGAGGAACATCAGGTACGTCACGGCGCTGAAGTCGTCCTTCACGCTCAAGTCCACCGCCACCTCCGTGTCCGGCCGTCCTTGCAGAGCCTCAACGTCCACCTTGCGCATGTGGTCCCTCACCTGCTTGCCCGTGATCCACGTCTCCGCCGTGCCCGTCTCGAACACGTTCAGCAGCTTCGTACGGAATGCCCGCAGGTCGTCACGGTTCCCCTGCGCCTTCCGCCACATATCCTTGTACCAGTCCTCCTTCACCGTGATGCCCATGTGCGGCTGCACCTTTTCCCACGTCTTCGGGTCCCATTCCTCGTCGTCAGCGTCCGGCATGAACAGATGGGCAAACACACGGTCATCCTCCTCCTCACCGCGCAGCACGCGCTCGCAGTGCTCCAGCATGCCCACGAATGGACCGTTTGTCTTGTCGCTCGCCGTCGTGATCGTCACAACAAGAGGGTTTTCCCTCATACCCATGGATGTCGTCAGCGTGTTGTAGAGGTCGGCCGAGTCCGCCTGACTGTACTCGTCGTTGATCACCACCGACGCATTCAAGCCGTCCAGCGTATCAGCGTTGTTGGCCAGGCACTGCACAAAGCTCTCCCTTGCCGGGTTGTCCTTCCACGTCACCACCTCACGGTTCAGTTTGAAGTGCCCCAGCCCCGGATCCATACCACGCAGCACGCCGCGGATCTCCTTGAAGCAGATCTGAGCCTGCTGATAAGTGTTGGCCGTCGTGTAGCACTGGCTGTTGCGGTCTCCGAAAAGCAAGTCATACACTGCCAATGAGGCCACCTCCGTCGTCTTCGAGAACTTACGCGGCACAAACAGCAGCACGTCATGGAACAGCCTGTGCGTCTCATCCGTGTAGAAGCCCATGATATTCGCAAACTGAAACACCTGGATAGGCGTCATCCTGTAGCTCTGTCTCCCGTTCACCCCCGAGAACCGCAGCTGCTCATAGAAAGCGATGAACTCCTGCGCCTTGTCGATACGGAACGTATACAGCTCCAGCATCTTCAAAAACCGCTCCAGGGCGAGCAGCTCATACATGTTATGCCGTTCCGGATGACCGATAAGTCCGCGGGCGTACTGGCTGAGTCTTCTGTCTATCTGTCCCAGCCGGTACGCCTTCAGATCCGTCTCGCGCAGCCGTCTCACGCACTCCGCCTTACAGACCCTCGTCTTCTCCTTCTCGTCCTCCGTCATCTCGTATTCTGTCCTCTTTGCCGTCCTCCTGCCCGTCGCTCATGGCGTGTCCCCTCGCTCATGGCTTGCCCTTCGTCCTTCCGTGTGTCCCGTCGTCCTTTCGTGTGCTCCGTCGTGTTCGGCGGCTTATAAGCCGCCGCTTGTCGCTCTTTGTGCGTCAGCCGTCCGGTGTGCCGCGCCTGTGGCGAGGCCCTGCTGTTCTTCGTGTCTCCCCCTCCTTTGCCGGGTTCTGTAAGCCGCTGCTCAGCCGTGGCCCTAACGCTCACTCCGCCTTCTTTGTCTTCTTGGTCATCTTGAATTCTTTCTTCTTCTTCCCTCCGATCACCGCCATCATGCTCATTAGCTTATCCCCTGCCGGACTTCGTGGGTCCTTTTCCGTAGCCACGAATCCTGCCGGTTTTGCCACAGCCAGTCCCAGATCCCGCATATACTTCCTGATTTCCTCCGCGATGGGCACAAGCAGACTTGCGGCCGGGCTCACCTTTATTCTGTCCTTCCCCTCCCTGCTTTTGTTGTTGATCTCCAGTCCGTCCGACATCGCCTCATTCACCTGCGCAAACCGTTCTTTCAGTGCCGCAAGGTCCCATATCATAGGCTCCAGCGTCTCCTCATAGAGCCCTCTGCCCACCATGCAGTCCACAAGTTCATCGTGGAAGTCCTGCGCCGTCTTTCCTTTCTTTGTCGCCATTCTCGCCTTCTTTTTCCGTTTTTAGTCCCTATCTGTCATTATCTCACCCGTCAAAGCCTCTCCGTCACCGCTTTTCTCGCTATTCCATCCCTTTCGGCCTTCCGTTCCGTCCTCCCGTCCCTTCTCCCGTTCCTTCTCCCGTCCCGCAGATCGCTCCGGCACCCGCAGTTCCTCCCTCAGCTGCGGGAAGGAATCTCCCTCCCGTCCCGCAGTTCTGTTCGGCGGCTTACAAGCCGCCGTCCACGTCCGTTTTCTTCACATATCTGAATTTCAGACCGTGGATCCGCCCGTTTCTGCCTATTGCCCCGCTGATATTAGCCGGATTCAGCCCGAAGTGCTCTCCTGCTGCCTTCAGCGACTCGAAACGCTCTCCCGTGTCCACGCATTCCACCGCCTTCAACTTACCTCCTTTTCCCCATTTGCTGTCAGGATCCGCGCACATCCTGTTGCACAGCTCGCGTCGGGCCTCCGCGATACGGGCACGCGTCTCTGCTGACATCTTCCGGTTCGTGGCATTGTTATGGTGTCCTTTGAGCAGCCGTCCATAGATGTCGCGGCCCGCCGTCGGCCGGTAACTATAGTCAGCCCAGCCCACATACTCATCCTCATAGACCAGCTTCGCGCCGCGGCACAGAAATTTTCCATAACAAGCCGCCGTGACCGACTTCCGGCATACCTCGAAATACGCCATAGCCTCTTTCACTGACTCAAAACGGTGCTTCACCGTTCCGTCGTAGTTCATCCACAGCACCGCGCGCGGCTGATATCCCTGCTTCCCTTTCTCGCCCGAGCGTCCTCCGGATCCCTTGATACCCTTATTCCAGGGTATGTGTCCCTTCTTGATCGTATACGCGTTGCGCGTCCTCACATGCTCGTATCTCATACTCTATCCTTTTTTCTTGTTCTTCTTGTTTTCCTTGTCTTCCTTAGATCCGCCAATCATACCTTTCCCCTCTTTCAGCATCTTCTTGTACTTCTATACCATAGCCTCCGCCTCCTTGACCAGCGCCTTCACCGTCGGGCTCACCCCGCTCATATACTCCTTCACCTCCTTCACGAATCCCTCCACACTCCGGATCACCGCCACACGGGCGCCGGCCGAACCCGCACGGGTGAGGAACAGCTTCTGATCCTCCGACAGCCGTCCCGTCTTCGTCTTCAGCTCCATCGCCAGGTAACTGTAATTACCCTCCGAGCTCGGCAAGAGCAGCAGCAGATCCGCCACCCCCTTGCGTTGCCCCATCGCCTTACCGATGGCCCCTCTCACACGGCCGCCTGCCATTCCCTCGTTCATCGGGTGTACCAGCAGCCCCGTCGCCCACGGGTATTGCAGTTTGAACCACTTCACGCAAGCAATCTGAAGTGCCTGCTCTTCATGTCCCGGATGTTTCCGGGTCTGCGTTTCCTCCTCGCTTCCTTCGTTCATCTTCCGGATATTCTTTATGTCCTTCATATCTTCTGTCTTTTATCATTTAGCCATCCGCCTGCGTCAGCCGTCCGGTTCGGCGGCTTACAAGCCGCCGCCCCTTGTCAACAGCATCCTTGTTACACCTCAATTGATTAATTTGATTCCATACCGTTCCGCAAACAACTTGACAGCCCATTGCGGTTTCTCGTCACGGAAGAGCGCACCGCCCCTGTTTGGGTCGCTGCTCTTGTAGTTCTCCAGCTCTTCGGAATATTTCCCCGTCAACGCAGCCAAATACGTGTCCGCCTTGCCTGTACCGTATATCCCGAACCGCTTTTGTATGTATGCCAAATCAGCCTTAAGCTTAGGACTGTATGCCAAAGCCTCGTTATTGCCGTGAACGTACACCACCGCCAATATCCGTGCCGCCGTGTCCGTGCTGATCACCGGTATTCCGGACACAAGAGCCGTCCGCAACATATCCCTGTATATGTCAATGCTTGCCATCTTACCGTTTTTTCACCAATTTCCTTTGCGCGTGTTTGCGATACTCGGAATTGAATTCCCGGTCGCATAATATAGTGTCATAAACCTGCTCGTATGTATAAGCAGGGAATGCCTCGGCTATCTGAGGTAGAGTATAGTCTTTCTCTATCAACTCCAAGCACTTTGCACGGTCTAAGGAAACAATTTTATAAGGTCCGTCCTTATAGGTCGGCATACGGTTCTTGTCCACTCGTTCCTTGGCCTTTTTGTCTTCATGAGTCTTATATTTCCAAGTTTCCCCATATCCCCACTTATACACCAGCCGGTTCACCGTATTCCTGTCACAGCCTACCACATCTGCAATCTGGCGGGGAGACATCTGCCACGCCACCATCTGACCGACCCTGTCTTTCCACTCGGAGAACTTCATCGCCTCCTCAGAGGTGGCGCTGCCTATGGGACGGCCGAGAAGTATGCCCGTTTTCATGCGCATGCGCAGTCCCTCCTTCGTACGTTGCCTTATCATCTGCCTCTCTATCTCAGCAGACAACCCGAAGGCAAAAGCCAGTACTTTACTCTGAATATCATCACCAAGCGTAAAGTGGTCTTTTACTGTATAGATCACGGCGCCGACCTCCATGCAGTGGTGCAGAATGTCCATAACCATATACAGGTCACGCCCTAAGCGGCTGATCTCCGAGCATATAATCACATCCCCCTTCGTTACCTTCGAAAGCAAAGGGCCAAGATTCCGCTTGTCCGGATCCTTTCCACCACTTACGCCCTCGTCAGTGATATATTTTTCGATCACCATCCCCTTCGATTTGGCAAAGCCGTCCACGCCCTGCCTTTGTGAGTTCACGTCCTGCTCGTCCGTACTCACCCTCAGATAACCGTATATCATCTTTTCCTTTCCGTTTATTTTTTCTGTTTATTCTTTCTGCGTCCGCTCCGTCCGGTTCGGCGGCTTACAAGCCGCCGCCAACATGTGCGTCAGCCGTCCGGTCTGCCACGGCTGTGCCGTGGCCCTCTTGCTTTACCGCCTTTCCGTCGCCTGTCCGTGTCCAATGCTTGGCTCCGTTCTGTTCGGCGGCTTACAAGCCGCCGCTCATTCCTTCTTCTCTTCCTCCTCGTACCACTGCTCGCTGTACTCTATCGGCACCAGCGTGTCAATCTTCACCGGCTGGGCCTTCACCATTCTCAGTTTCGTATCTCCGAAATCTTTCAAAAGCCCCTTCCACTTATCTTGGAAATACAGCAGCGCCTTCTTCTTCGCACCACCGATATCATCCATTCCTCTCAGCGACACCAGCAAGTCGCCCTCCTCCTTCTGAACCTTTTGCAGCACCGTATCGAAGTACGTCAACTCACCCTTCACCCGGTAATAGCTCTTCCAGTCATCGTCCTCCTCATCGTCATCGTCCTGGTAGAAGTCATCCCATTTCATGCCGCTGTCATCCTCAACGCAGATCCCCTCGATCTTCACGCTGTGCACAAACACATAGCCCGTCAGCCCGCGATACACCGCACCGTACTCCAGCGCCATCTGTATCGCATCCTCCGTACACTTCGCACGCACGCAGTAACGCTTGTCGTCGCCATTGTTATACAGCCCCACCGTGTACACACCCAGTCCCGACATAGGCTCATACTGGAAGTCCGGCAATTCCATGTCGCACACCTTCACGCTCTGGATCTCGCCCGTCTCGATGAAGAACATGATCTTCGACACCGCCGTCTTCGTCAGCTTGCCGTTCCACGTGAAGACCACCTCACTGCGTGGCACCTTCACCACCTCTCCGGCGTCCTCGTCCGTGAACTCCTCCGTCCACGTCTTCTTCGGACATTCGGCCAGATACTTCCCGAGCATCTCCTTAGGATCCGAAGTTTCCGTCACCTTGATGTCCTTCACACGCATGTAGCGCTTCTGAGCCTTCTCGCCCGAAGCCTTCTTGTTTTTCTCTTCCATCTTGTTTTTTCTTTTAAACTCACCGGGCACCATGCCCGATGTTATCGCCACTGGGAGAGGACTCGAACCCCTTTGCACTGACACCGACTGTCTTCCCAGTGAAAACCGGCCTGTACTCACGCACCGGCCGGGTAACAAAAGTAACTTTATTAACTATAATGTTTAACTATGCGTATAAAAAACATGTGCAGCCTATGGGATTCGAACCCATCTCACCTGCTCCCTCAGCAGCAAATATGATTTGCCGGCAGGTCGGCTCCAGCTCGTAGGCCACATGGCCATGACTATACTCACGCACCGTCATGGATCAAAAACTAACTAACCTTATAACAATCGAAAAACATTTATGTGGAGAAATCAATATCTTCTAAAATCCCAAGACTATGCTCACGCACCGCCATGGAAAACCTACCTAT